ACAGTTGCAGCTCGCATGTTGGCTTTAAGGGCCTCTGCACCATCGGTGCGCGTCTGTGTTGTCTTTACATTGCGAATCTGTTTGAAGGTTGATAACAGCTCATCTGCGGATTCGAAGTCGAAGGAGGTGTCCGCTGCTGCGTACATCTGCATACGGAGCTTACTTCCTTTAACCCACTCGGTAAACTCAGGGTCTTGTACAATCTCTGCAAAGTCNGGATGCTTCTTTTGGAGAGCNCCTTGGCTTTGCATTTGTTTNAATTGTGCCGCAGCCTGTTTAGCNGCCAAGACATCTGGATGTTTATCCACCGCNTTACGAACTGCTGTCTTTGGGTCTTCAAAGAAATCAATCTCGTTTTCAATCTGAGTAGGGGATTCTGTTTTGTAGAGTTGTTGTTTGAGTAGTTCATCTGCCAGCTTACGCACCTCNCCCACCTCTTGAGCCTGCCGTCCAATNAGCTTCTCAGCCTCTTGGTGCATGTTCATAATGTCTTCCAGACTCTTGCCTTCATATTTAGAAGGAATCTTTGGACGCTCGGGGGCAACCTCAGAAGCTTGCGCCTCCTTACGTTCCACTGCCTCAAATTCGCTCTCGCCCATGTCTACTTCATCAAAAATTGCCATACCGTCCTTTCATCCTGCCCGTAAGGGTTTTAGGAGAGTTAAATAGTTCAGAGGTTGTCGCTCACGCGTTCTTCTGTTCTTGTTTGAGCTTTTCAGCTCGGTTTCTCACCCACTTGTCCGACGCTCCGGGGAAAGCACCTGTAATGCCTTCCAATGAAATGTGCGGGGCGGATATCATACGAGTTGCTTCTTTACCACATTCTTTACAGGGAGCGGTTCGTAAGCTATCGTCTATGAAATGCTCAGAAACATGGTTGTCTGTGCATACGAAATCAAACAAGCGCTTCATTCTGAAACCTCTTGTAAACTTTCATAAGCAGCTTCACATGCCTCTTTGCGGGTTAAAAGCAGGTTAAGAATGTCGAGCTGTCCTTGTCGATTAAATAAGGATTGTGAATCTAGGACAGTTGACAGTTCATTAACCGTGTTTTTAATTTGTTGCAAATCCTCCATCAACATCTTCCACCCCTTGGTGGACATCATTGAGAAGGTTTCGTCGTAATAATCGGAAAGTTCTTTATTCACAGTGCTGCTCCAAGTAATTAATCATGTTTTGTACAATAGCCTTATCTTCTTTTAAGAGACCAAGAGCTGTGTTGCATTTCCTACATAACAAATCCCGAACAACACCTGTTTTATGGTTGTGGTCAACAGAAAGTTCTTTTAATTTATTAGATTTGTGATGCCTGTCTGTTTCATGTTGTAAACAAATCTTGCACCTATTTCCCTGTTTTCCTACTTTTTCTAAATATTCTTCTTTAGTGAGGTTATATTTAGAGACTAGCTGGTTTAACCTATACTTTTCTAAGTTATTTCTCATCCATGCCTCTGAGCGTTTTACCGCACAGGGGCTACAGAGATATCCTTTTTTTTCAGCCAACTTGTGGTCTGTTGTTTTACAGACAGGGCATGGTTTTCTTGTTTTTTCAGGAGCCAAAGCTTTATCCTTCTGTTATTTCGTAACAATTATTGTAGCAGAAAAACAACAAGTTGTCAAGGAATTATTGCTTATTTTCCCATTTGCAGCATTGTAATACGCTCGTTTCGCATACTATCTTGCTCTTTAATGGACAAATCCTTCTCCTTCAGCATCAGTTCAGTGATACGGGCACGACGCTCAAAGTCTTTGCTCTCATTGTCCTCGTCTAGGTTATTAGACAAGGCTGCTGTGAGCTTCGCCTGAGCCAACTGAGGGGCCAACTGAGTGTCCACAACAATCTGCTGGGCTTCTGCACCTGCCTTCTGAGCCTTAGCAGCCAATTCAGCCGTTTGAGCACTAATGAGCTGCATCTGCATCTGTTCTTGCTGCTGCTGAGCCTTCTGAGCTTCTGGGTTTGGCTGACTCATCTTGTCCAGCGTTTCCATCAGTTCTGCACGGTTGGACAGGCTGCTATTAGCCAAAATGCCTTTGAGCAGCACCGGCAGCACCGGAGTGTTGGGGCCAAGGGTTTGTAGCAAGCCAATCATCTGCTGTTGTTCATACTCACGAGCCAATACGCCCAACGTAGCCGTAGGAATGAAGGTCATGTCCACAGAAGGATAACGCTCAGGGTCAAACTGCATATAGCGATATACAGCTTTGTAAATGAACGGAATCATGAAATCTTCTTGGAAGTTTACAAGGGTGCGCTTGTACTTCTTGATGATACCTGCCATAGCCATCGACATGCCCTGACCACCACCGTCGCGCTGCGTAGCGGAAGGTAGACCAGCACTATCCACAGTTCCGGTTGCTTGGAGAAGCATACGTTCAAAGTTTTGAGCAGCCGCTGGAGCGTCCACATTTGTTTGACCGAAGTGGAAGGGATAGATGATTTCTGCTGGGTTGCCATTGGTGAGGAGAGCCTTGCCGGGTTTAACTTCAAACTTAGCACCCCTTGGAAGCCTCGTAGCGTCCATAGCAATCATAGGGGCTGTGGTGAGGGCTAGGGAGTCCATGTGAGCCCGTAGCTGGCCGTCAATGGCCTTCTGCATGTTGTAAGCTTTCTCCACCGTTCCACGGCCATAGAAGCGGCCCGGCACTGTGTCGTCTTGATAAGCAACTACAGGACGATCCTTCATCATGTACGGGCTTTCCTCAGCCTTCAAGAGCTGCCCGTCATTAGCAATTACAACAATGGCTTCAACCATGTCGCTGTAATCGTCAGCAAGGGAGTCTTCAGGGAACAGGTCAACTTCGTCGCTCTCGTCGCCTTCAATGGCTTTCAAATACTCACGAGGAACCAAGCCGTAATATGTAATCAGCTTAACCTTATCGTCTTGGAAATAGCTGTCTTCTTGGGTTGCTTCCAAGTCACTATCGCCGCTAGTTGTACCAATATCAACCTTCTTGTAAATACCGTTTTCCATGCCTTGTACAATCTTGTGGATTGAGACATACTTCTCCACGGCACAGCCCATAGCATCTTCAATGCTTTCTGCATTGGGGTCAATGATGAAGTTCTTTGGATTAACCGGCTTCAGTTTCACACAGAAGCGCTCCGAAGCCTGCACCCCAATAGCTGCCATCCCCTGAATGCCTTGCATAGGCTGAGTGGCTGGCTTGTATTCTGTGTAGGAAGAGACAGAAATCTCACCAATGCCTGTTCCGTAGATTTCAGCCATCAGTTCGATGTGGTCAATGCTCTTCTTAATCTTGTCCCGTTTGAAGTCTTCAACCAACAACGTCTTAATGGCTTGGATGTCCATCGGATTGCCGTTCACGTCCTTCACATCGTCTTGAATGTCAAAGAACTCCCCTTGGCCGAAGATTGCCTCAATAACTTCAGCGTGGCGGGTTTCCACGGCCTGCTGAGTTGCTGGGCTAATAATGCGGCTGCGCTCGCTTTCACGGGTTTTGTCCTCAGCAGCCCACTGACCTCGGAAGATGCGCTCATATTCCAGCCAGTCTTCTACGTAGTTAGTATCTCGATAGTCTCTCCATCGGTTCAAATGCCCCGTAACCCAATCAACAAGGTCTTTCTCGTTGTTTGTTTCTTCTTCAAATACCACTGGTGCTTCTTTAGCCATGTTGTTCCTTAATAACCTGAAATAATGTCAAGAGCTTCGTGCTCATCATCTTCATAGTCTTGTTGATAGTTACTGATAGCGAGCTGATCAATGTAAGAAAGGGCGTCAACCAAGTCATCATGGACGCCTGCTGTGGGGAACATAATAAGCTGATCTTTAAATTCCTTCCAATCTTCGTCCTCGTTAAAGGATACACGCCCATGCTCCATACGACCCTGCAAAGACCATACAACCCGGTCTTGCTTCTTTTTATTACCGTGAGTTAGGTCGGAGACGTGTGTGTACACCGAGTTCTTGCGCATGAGGTCTGTGAGATAGGGCAGCACGGCGTTCTTTAAGGCCCCTCGCTCAATACCCGTAGCAACAGGTTTAAACTCTCTGATGGCCTTTAGAATCTTCACAGCCGTCTGCATAATGTCCCAACGCCCGTGGTCAATGCGCTCAACCCACCAATCACCTGAGTCTGTTATTTTAACAATGGCGATAGCTGTTTCATCAAGCCGGTTCTTTGCAGCCCCTGCATTCTTACCAACTTCTTCAAAACCCGCTAAGTCAATAGCAATGACATAATCTCCATACTTAGGAGCAGGGGTTTCTTTGAACCACTCCTCTTTAAATATATCGCTTCCTGCATTGTCAAAGGAAGACAAGTATTCCTGCTTAAAAGCAAAGCTGCTGAGGGTTCGTTCAGCCGCATCAATCTCTTTTGGATCAATGGTTTCGTTGTCTCTGGTGGTGAAGTGCCAGCTCTTCCACTCTTCGTCTGTTCCTTCGAGGCCTAGCTTGTAGATGTCGTAAAACCAGTTGCGCCCGCTTGGTGTCGAGATGAACAAGGCCCGTCCCTTGCGGTCAGACAAGGAAGCACGAATAACTTTCTCCCAAATCTCTTGCTTGGTAAAGGCAACCTCGTCTAAGACAACATAGGTGAGGGACATACCCCGCAAGCTGTCGGGGTTGTCAGCACCTCTAACCATAATCTTCCTGCCGTTTATCAGTAGTATCTCTAGGTTGTTGATGTGACTGCTCTTAATAACATCTCTTCCGAGGTCATGAAGCAAGTCCCAGATAATCGCTCTAGCTTGGCCTAGCGTAGGAGCAATATACATGACAGCCGCGCCTTCAGGGCAGTTGAGACCTTCAATCAGCAGGGTGATGGCCGACAAACGGCTCTTGCCGCAACGACGACCAGCAGCTACAATCTTGAAGCGGGTGTCTGATTTAAAAACTTCCTTCTGCCACTCAAGAAGCTCAAACGAAAGCTGGGTCATACGTCAATAACTCCTAAGTCTGTGTTGTACACCTGTTTAGCATCGGACAAGCCTGTTATATTAATTGTTACTTGGGGTGTACTGTTAGCGTTCTTCGCGGCATCAAAGGCACTCATTGGAAGGATACGCTCAGCACAGAACTTCAGAGCAGCAAACTGATCTTTGTCCTCATCATCCATAGCTTTACGGATAAGCGTAGCAATAATCTTCTCTCCGGTGGTTCCTAGCAGCCTTGCCTTGAACTCCTGAAGCCTTGAGGCCTCTCCGGGGGGCCTGCCAAGGGCTACACGGCCTCCGGGCTTCTTAGCGGCTATGGCGGCCTTTGGAGGGCGTCCCTTGCGCACCGGAGGCTTCTCTTCTTGTTTAGTGGTTGGTGGGGAAGCCTTTGCTTCCTTCTTTTCTTCCATTGTCTTTGTCCTTTCAGGAGACAGTAGCCTCTGAGGGGCTTAGAGGGCTTTAAAGCCTATGGAGAACTTAGTCTTCTAAGTTTCCCTATTGATACCTACTGAAACAGTAATCTTAATGAACTAGGGCCTTTGAGGGAAGTCATAGCCTTAGCGCAGATTCTGTTAAGTTTTCTATGATGGGGCCCGACATCACAGTTCATTTGAGTTACTGATAGACTTTTATGTCTATACAGATATTCTACACTATGAATGCTTAGATGTCAAGCTTTATTTGCTAAGTAGGGTGTTTATTCCTATCTTTACACAAACTTTACACAACTAAGGGCTCTGGTTGTCCGAAGGATGTAGACAAGCAACGGACAAAAGCCACTTACTTCGTAAGCTGGTTGTCTTCCCTTCAAAGGGAACTACGTTAGCGCAGAAAGAGCCTTCAGCTCTTGGCTCCTTTATAGCCTTTATGTCTAATAGTCGGTATTTACTAATAACTACAGACATATCAACAGCTTACATGTGCTCCGGAGGCTCTTTTTTGTCTTCCTTTAGTTGCTTTATAGCCCTCTTTTTAGCCCTCCATTTCACCTTTTTGTGAGCTTTGTAGGCTCCCACAATAATATTCACCAGTCAAGCACCCCTCCCCCCTATGTTGAATGCTAATCAGCCTTGTCTCAGCCTTCGAAGCAGCTTGCTACTAACTCGCTGGTCATTAGTCCTCCGAAGGGCTCCTACCTAGCTGCTCAGGAGGTATTCTATAATGTAATGGCTAGGGCTTTGGAGGGTATTTCATAATGTGGAACTCTGGAGGCTTGAGAGTGGA